CTGATTATGCGGCGTCGGTTGAAAAAGATATGAATACCAAAAAAGCTTTGTTAAATATAAAGCAAAACTTAGGTATGGACTTTTCAACAACAGGAGACTTAGAAAGTTTACCTGAAAATAGAGAAGAATTAGACATACACTTACAAATGACTCCTAAGCAAAACGTAGAAATTGCTGAAGAGGAAGTTATAAACAACGTATTAGCTTTTAATAAATACGATCAAACAAAAAAACGCTTAGCTCACGATTTAACAACTATAGGTATCGGAGCTGTTAAAACATCATTCAACAAAGCAGAAGGTATAGTTACTGACTATGTTGATCCTGCTAACATGATTTATTCATATACAGAAGATCCAAACTTTGAAGATATATACTATGTAGGTGAAGTAAAATCCATATCATTAGCTGAACTTAAAAAACAGTTTCCATCATTATCAGCTTCAGAGTTGGAAAAGATACAAGATATGCCAGGTAATTCACAGTACGTAACAAACTGGGGAAATTACGACGGTAATACCATACAAGTTTTATACTTTGAATACAAAACATATTCAGATCAAGTATTTAAAATAAAGAAAACAGATCAAGGGTTAGAAAAGACGTTAGAAAAACCTGACACATTTAATCCACCAGCTAATGATAACTTTGAAAGAATATCTAGAACAATAGAAGTTTTATATACTGGAGCAAAAGTATTAGGTACAAATATTATGTTAGAATGGAAGCTAGCGGAGAATATGACAAGACCTACAGCTGACACTACAAAAGTAATGATGAATTACTGTATATCAGCGCCAAGAATGTATAAAGGACGTATAGAGTCTATAGTTAGTAAGATTACTAGCTTTGCTGATATGATACAAATAACACATCTTAAATTACAACAAGTAATGTCTAGAATAGTACCAGACGGTGTATTCTTAGATATGGATGGTTTAGCGGAAGTTGATTTAGGTAACGGTACAACATACAATCCAGCTGAAGCATTGAATATGTACTTTCAAACAGGTTCTGTTGTAGGTAGATCGCTTACACAAGACGGTGAATTAAACAGAGGTAAAGTGCCTGTGCAAGAATTATCATCATCAAGTGGTCAAGGAAAAATACAAAGTTTAATAGGTACATATCAGTACTACTTACAAATGATAAGAGATGTAACTGGTTTAAACGAAGCGAGAGACGGTAGTGCACCTCATAAAGATTCATTAGTAGGTTTACAAAAAATGGCTGCCAATGCTTCTAATATTGCAACAAAACACGTACTAGACTCTTTATTATATTTAACAGTTAGAACTTGTGAAAATATAAGTTTAAAAGTAGCTGATGTTATTGAAAACCCTTTAACAGAAAATGCTTTAACAAACGCTATAAGTACATTTAATACTAAAACTCTTGAGGAGTTAATGAATTTGCAGCTACATGATTTTGGTATTTACCTGGAGCTAGAACCAGAAGATGAAGAAAAGGCTTTGTTAGAACAAAACATACAAGTAGCACTGCAAACGCAAGCAATAGCTTTATCTGACGCAATTGATATTAGGCAGATAAAAAATATAAAGTTAGCTAATCAATTCTTGAAGCTAAGACAAACTCAGAAAATAAAAAGAGAACAAAAGCAACAACAAGCTAATATTCAAGCACAAGCACAAGCAAATGCTGAAGCATCTGAAAAAGCAGCAATGGCAGAAGTTCAAAAACAACAAGCGCTTACTCAAGAAAAAGTAAGTATAGAACAAGCTAAGTCACAGTTTGAAATACAAAGAATGCAAACTGAAGCTCAAATAAAAAGAGAGTTAATGGCTGAAGAATTTAATTTCAATATGCAACTAGCTCAAGTAAGAGCAAATGCAGAAGGGAATAAAGAAAAAGAAATTGAAGATAGAAAAGATAAAAGAATAAAAATGCAGGGATCCCAACAGTCTGAGTTAATACAACAAAGACAAACAGAAGGATTACCTAAAAACTTTGAATCATCAGGAAACGATGTGTTAGGTGGATTTGGAATAGAAGAGTTCGGTCCTAACTAATAAACAATTATTTAATTATATTATATTATGTCAGAAGTAAAACAAGAAGGGGATTTTAAAATTAAATCCAAGAAAACAAGTCCTAAGCAATTAGGCAATCAATCTAACGAGCCTATAAAGGTTAACATAGATGAAGTAAAAGAACCAGTAGCTGAAGAAGTTGCTAAAGTAGTAATACCAGAAGTAAAAGAAGATGTAACAGAGGAGCCTGTGGTGGTTGTTAACGATACACTAGAGAATACAGCGCAAGATGGTATTGTAGAAATTGTTGATGAAGAACCCGTTCAGGAGTCTGAAAAAGCTGTTGAACAACAATCTCAGCCAGTAGCAGAACAAAGAGTGTTGCCGGAAAACATAGATAAACTTGTTACTTTCATGGAAGAAACAGGCGGATCAGTAGAAGACTACGTTAGATTAAACGCAGACTACTCAAGTGTTGACGATAAAACATTATTAAAAGAATATTATAAACAAACAAAACCTTATTTAGAGTCAGATGACGTTAGCCTACTATTAGAAGACTACGACTATGACGAAGACCTAGATGAGGAAATAGATATACGCAAAAAGAAACTTGCGTTTAAAGAAGAGGTTGCTAAAGCGAAAGGCTTTTTGGAAAACACCAAGAGTAAATATTACGACGAAATCAAGTTGAGACCCGGCGTTACTCAGGAACAACAAAAAGCAACAGAGTTTTTCAACCGATACCAAGAAGATCAGAAGATAGCTGAGCAACAGCATTCGGACTTTAAATCAAAAACAAATGATTACTTTACTAATGAATTCAAAGGTTTTGACTTTAATGTAGGTAAAAAGAAGTTTAGATATGGTTTACAAGATCCTAGTAAAGTTGCAGAGAACCAATCAAGTATTAACAATTTCGTAGGAAAGTTTCTTGACGAGAGCGGTAATATAAAAGATACAAAAGGTTATCATAAAGCTATTTATATCGCTTCAAATGCTGACAAGATTATTAATCATTTTTATGAACAAGGAAGAACAGACGCTACTAAAGAAATAGTTAGTAGTTCTAAAAATCCTAGCACAGAGCCAAGACAAACTGGGACAGGTGAGTTCGTAAACGGAATAAAAGTTAAGTCAATAACAGGCCCTGATTCTTCTAAACTTAGAATTAGAACAAAAAAATTTAACTAAAAAAATTAAAAATTATGGCAAATGTAAGCCCAGCGTTTGGAAGTTTAACTCCAACGCAAAAAAAGCAAGCCTTAGAAGGCAATTATTTAAACTTTACTGACGGTACGAATGATTTCGCACAGCAGTACTTACCAGAAATCTATGAAGCTGAAGTAGAGCGTTATGGAAACAGAACCTTAGGTGGTTTCTTAAGAATGGTAGGAGCTGAAATGCCAATGACTTCTGATCAAGTAGTATGGTCTGAGCAAAATAGATTACACATTTCTTATGAGAATGTAATAGCAACTGCAGCTGGAGCTGTTGGAGCTAAAGTATCTACTTTAACTATTCCTGTTGGTGGAGCTGGTGCAACTCTTATTGAGAATGTTGTATCTCCTGGTTCTACAATCGTAGTAATGAATCCAGCAACTGGAGCAGAATTAAACTGTTACGTTGTTGCCTCTGGAGCTACTCCTGGAAGTGCATTAGGTGCTGGTGTATTAACTGTTGCTCCTTATTCACAAGAAGCTTTAGATGGAACTGGAGCTGGAGCTGCTGAAGTAGATTTAGTAACTGGTGGACCAAACCTTAAAATCTTTGTATACGGATCTGAGTACGGAAAAGGAACTGGAGATGCTAACAGAATTTCTGTAACGCCTTCTTTCACTCAATACTCTAACTCTCCTATTATCATTAAAGACAAGTATGCTATCAACGGATCTGACACTGCTCAGATTGGATGGGTTGAAGTAGCTACTGAGTCTGGTCAGGGAGGTTTCTTATGGTACTTAAAAGCTGAATCTGAAACAAGATTACGTTTTGAAGACTACCTAGAAATGTCTATGGTAGAAGGTGAATTAAAATCTGGAAGTTCAACTACAACTGCTAAAGGTACTGAAGGTCTTTTTGCTGCTGTTAAAAGCCGTGGAAATGTATTAGTAGACTTTACTGCAGCAACTGGTTTAGCTCAGTTTGATTCAATTCTTAAAAACTTAGATACTCAAGGAGCTATCGAAGAAAACATGTTATTCTTAAATAGAGAAACTTCTCTAGACTTTGATGATATGTTAGCTGGAGTTGGACAACAAGCTGGAACAGCTGCTTACAACGGTGGTAGTTCTTTTGGTGTATTCGAAAATTCTGAAGAAATGGCATTGAACTTAGGTTTCTCTGGTTTCAGAAGAGGTTCTTATGACTTCTACAAAACTGACTGGAAATACTTAAATGACGCTTCTACTCGTGGAGGTGTTGCTGATGCTGGAATCGAAGGAGTATTAGTACCTGCTGGAACTTCTACAGTTTACGATCAAATATTAGGAACTAACATCAGAAGACCTTTCTTACACGTAAGATATAGAGCTTCTCAAGCTGATGATAGAAGAATGAAAAACTGGATCACTGGATCTGTAGGTGGCGCTGCTACTTCTGATTTAGATGCTATGGAGGTTCACTTCTTATCTGAAAGATGTTTAGTGACTCAAGCGGCTAACAACTTTGTGTTATTCACAGACTAGTACCGATTAAATTAATGTAGTAGTTACCCTTGTTGAACTGACAGGGGTAATTATTACTCTTATTAAAAATTTTATTATATTATATTATGGCAGCAAATGCAAAAAAGCCTACAGCTAAAAAGCCTGTAGCAAATAAAGAAATAGTACAAGAGCAAGAAGTAATGACTGCTCCAAAAAAACAAGAACCAGCAAAACCAAGTTGGGAAATAAAAGATAGAATGTATATAGTTATAGGTCAAGCGCCTCTAACTCTTACAATTTCATCAAAACATACATCAAGACATCCTTTGTTATATTTTGATAAAGAAAAAGGTATTCAAAGAGAGATTAGGTATGCAACCAATCAAAACTCTCCTTTTATAGATGAACAAAACGGTCAAGCAACATTAGGGCATATAATGTTTAAAGACGGCGTTTTATATGTTAAAAAGGAACAACAAAACTTACAAAAATTACTATCTTTATATCATCCATTATTAGGTAATAAATACTACGAGCATAATCCAGTAGCTATAGCCGAAGATGAATTAGAAGATTTAGAAGTTCAAATAGATGCAATGATGGCTGCGAGAACTATGGATGTTGATGATGCTGAAGCAATACTTCGCGTTGAGTTAGGGTCTAAAGTTTCAACCATGACAACTAAAGAACTAAAGAGAGATCTATTATTGTTTGCTAAAAGACAACCAGATTTATTTATGGAATTAGCAAATGACGATAATGTACAATTAAGAAACATAGCTATAAAAGCTTCCGAAATGGGTATCATTAAATTGTCACAAGATCAAAGAACATTTACTTGGGGATCAAACGGTAGAAAGTTAATGACTGTACCTTTTGATGAAAATCCCTACTCTGCAATGGCAGCTTACTTTAAAACCGACGAAGGTGTAGAAGTTTACAGGTCAGTAGAGAAAAACTTGGAATAACATGTAATATTAATATTAGCTGGTCACTTAACGTGGCTGGCTGGTATTATAATAAAAAAATAAATAATGGCTATAAATGTAGATTTAGTTTATAAAACTGTCTTATTAATACTTAACCAACAGCAAAGAGGTTATATAACTCCAGACGAGTTTAATAAAGTAGGTAATCAAGTTCAGCAAGGTATATTTGAAAAATATATGAGTGATCTGAATCAACAGTTACGTATACCTGAAAATGACAACGAGTATGCTAACAGAGTTAAAAACCTAGAAGAAAAACTAGATATATTTAAAACAATAGCCACACCCACATTTACAACAGATCACTTCACAACCGCTTCATTGCCAAACTTTTATAGGCTAGGTACTGTAATTTATAACGATACTATTGAAGCTCAAATGGTGGAAAGAAACGAATGGTACAAAATAAAAAAAGCGCCATTACTTGCACCAACTAAAAAACAACCTGTATTTTTATACGAAGACACCAAGATAAGTGTATACCCAACAAGTATAACATCTGATATTCAAGTATCTTACTTGAAACAACCTGCAATGATAAATTGGGGATATTCAGTTGGTAGCTTGGGGCAATATATCTACGACGCTAGTTCTTCAGTAAACTTTGAACTACATCCATCTGAGCAAGTCGATGTTGTTACAGGTATATTATTATACTCAGGTGTTATAATACAAGATCCTACTATAATACAAGTAGCAGCTCAAAAAATACAACAAGAAGACATAAACGAAAAATCTTAATAATACATGGGCTTAATTACAGAAAATAATCAGCAATATTACGCAGGTGTACAAAAGTTCTTATCTGCAGCTGGTGCTGGACAAGCCTTCACAACTACATTTGATACTGAACTAGTATTAGGTAGTTATGATCCTCTTCAGCCAACCTATGCTTTAAACAACTTTAAGTTATACACCGCAAACGCCGGTGTTTTAACATATACAGAATACACTTCAGCTTACACTGTTTCAGGTAATACAATAACATTTACAGGTAATTTAGCAGCTAATACAAGTATTGTTGTTCAATTAAAAATATTAAGCGGTGGTGAATACGGAAACAGAGATGCTTATGGTAATACTGTTGAAGAAAATTACGGTAGTTACAGTTACATATCTTTAGAGGATGTAATAAATAACTTTCAAATAGCTTATGTCGGAACAGGTAAATTAATACCTAGTTGTAAAAGAACTGATATAATATTCCACGCTAAACGTGGAATGCAGGAATTTAGCTATGATACATTAAAAAGTATAAAGTCACAAGAATTAAATATACCCCCTGAATTAAGTGTTGTGATACCGCAAGATTATGTAAACTACACAGCTGTATCTTGGATAGACCAATTAGGTGTTAAAAGACCTATATATCCTGCAAATAATTTAACTACAAACCCATTTGAAAACCCAATACAAGACTCTAAAGGTGTACCAACACAAGATAACTTTGGTAACAACGTTGAGGGAACATCGATAACAGAAGAAAGATGGCGAACAGCAGATGATACTTTGATAAATCAAGATAATGTAGAAGATTTATATAACGAAGGATATGACAATTGGGGATGGGATGAACAGCTTTTAGGTCAAAACTACGGATTAGATCCTCAGTATGCTCAAGTAAACGGATGGTTTACTATAAACCACAGAGAAGGTAAAATGTCTTTCTCAAGTAATTTAGCTGGTGCACTTATTGTTTTAGAGTATATATCTGACGGATTAGCTTACGATATGGACACTCAAGTTCCTAAGTTAGCGGAAGAGGCTCTATATGCTCATATAAGCCACGCTATCGTAGCTTCTAGAATAAACCAACCTGAATATATAGTTAGAAGATTAAAGCAAGAGAGAAGCGCTAAATTAAGAAATGCTAAATTAAGATTATCAAATATAAAACTTGATGAAATAGTTCAAGTGATGAGAGGTAAATCTAAATGGATAAAACACTAGAATTAAATGGCTGAAATTAAAAATACATTTCTTAAAGGCAAGATGAATCAAGATCTTGACTCTCGCATATTACCTAACGGTGAATATAGAGAAGCTATTAACCTTTGTTTAAGCAGATCAGAGGGTTCTACCGTTGGTGAATTTGAAAATATTTTAGGTAATAAATCAATATCACAAACAGAAAATTCAGCTATTATAATAGGTTTTTATGTAGACGAATCTAACAATAGGGTATTTATTTTTGCAACTGATCACGATGATGCAAGTGGTGCATATAATAATTCTTCAAATAATTATATATACGAGTTATCTTTATCTGGTAATTATAACAAAGAAACACTAGTAAGTGGTGCTTTTTTAAATTTCAATCAGTCGTTTCCAGTAATTGGCGTCAACTTAATAGAAGATCTTTTATTTTTCACAGATAACTTAAACCAACCTCGTAAAATAAACGTAACGCTAGCTAAAAACACTAATCATTATACAAAGGAAGATCAAATATCCGTAGCTAAGTATGCTCCTTGTGAGCCTATTATAACTATAGATAGAATTGTTGTTACAGCGTCATCTGCAGCAACATCTAGTACTATAAGTGTAAGTGACTCTACCGGTATAAATCCAGGTGATGCAGTGTTTCCATTAGAAACAATAACAGTACCTAGTGGGTGGGATAATAGAGTATACGTTGTAGCGGTAAATCCAGGAGGAGTAGCTAATACAATAACTTTATCAAAGTCAGTGACTGTTAGTCTTGGTGAAAAATTATCTATAACAAGGTCAACAGCTACTAACAGAACAAACGAATATAATTCTAACGGTATTAAGATACAATCTTTTACTACATCAGGCACCGGTGTTGCTACTATCTATCAAGTAATTTTACCGGCCTTAAACGGAGAAGCGTCTGTTATACCTAAATTAGGTGATTTAGCAGTAATAACTGATGTAACAGGTGCGGTTAATTATCTTCCAAGTAATACATCTATAACAAGTGCAACTACAGCAGCAAGTTTTGTAGGCGAAACTTTAAATTGGGAAATTACATTATCTAATGCGCCTATAAATTTACCGATACCCGCATCTGCTTTTATTAAGCTAGGTGTTAATAAAGACTACGATCCTTTGTGGTCTCAACAAGACTCTAATTCTAAATTCTTAGAAGATAAATTTGTTAGATTTAGTTACAGGTTTAAGTTTGAAGATAATGAACATTCTTTAATGGCTCCTTTTACACAACCTATATTTATACCTAAACAATTTAGTAACTTTGGTGGAGGAGTAAAATCTTTAACCGAGGATATGGATGATGCTTACAAATCAACTATAATTGCATGGTTTGAAAACAATGTTCAAAATATACTATTAAAAATACCTCTTCCTTATAATACGCTACAACAAAACATAGATAATCTTTTAATAAAAGATATAGATATACTTTATAAAGAGTCTGATGCTCTAGCTGTAAAGGTTTTAAATACTGTAGATATAATAAACCTGCCTAACAAGTCAACCGCTTTAGAATATATAGAGTGGTATGATCCTGTTCACGGGGATAATGACACTTATTACTACCCTTACAACTATGCTTCTAGTAAGCCATATAAAACACTTCCCGGCGACGACATTACTAGGGTATATGACAAAGTACCTGTGAAAGCATTGTCACAAGAAATTATAGGAAATAGGGTTGTTTATGGTAATTACATAGATAAACATTCAAGTCCACCTAATATACCTTATGCTGCTATAGTAAAAGATAGAGATGCTTATAGTACTAATACAGTAGAATATCCAGCTCACACTTTAAAACAAAACAGAACTTATCAAGTAGGTTTTATATTGGTTGATAGATACGGTAGGCAATCAAATGTTGTATTATCTTCACATGACTACAATGAAAATGAAGAAGGTGGATCAACCGTATATGCACCATACAAAACGTATGCTCAACAAGAAAACAACTCTAAGGTTATAGATTGGCTAGGTGATGCTTTAAGCGTTAGGATAGATTCTGCTATAGGTACTGAAAACACAGGAGGTCAGCCCGGGGTATACAATGGTGACCCTACATCTAGTGCTTATAATCCTTTAGGTTGGTATTCATACAAAATAGTTGTTAAACAACAAGAGCAAGAATACTACAATGTATATCTGCCTGGTTTTGTAAACGGTTATCCTATACTAAATTCAACAGAAAAAGATAAAACATCTTTCTCTGTATTACTTAGTGACAATATAAATAAAGTACCTAGAGATTTAAACGAAGTAGGGCCTAATGATAGAGAATATAGTAGTAGTGAAACTCTTTTTATAAGAGTAAATAATCCAGCTATAAATACAAATGCAACAGCTGGTAATAGACCTTATGGATATCCTCAAAAATTTACACCTTGGAATAAACAGTATTACCCAGATTTATTAAGTCAAAGAGTAACTACTATATCAACAGTTAGAGATTTAGAAATTTCAGCTATTCCTTTTGTTGCAGATGCTCCCGAGGGAGAATACGGAGCTACTGTGCAATTTACTGACGTTACAGTAACACCTAATGAAGAAGTTACAAGGTTTGTTGGTTCTATACCTTGGGGGCAAGCACCAAAGCTACAGCCATTATACGATTCAGATTCTAACCCCTTTATAGTGCAAATAAGCACTACACAAAATGGAAAAACACCTAAAACTGGAATAACACCAACTAATCCTGGCCCTATAGGTGCTTACACAACAGACAGAGATAGAACAACAGCTAATGGACTTATAGTAAGTATGCAGCCATTTTTATCAATAGCTGAAACAAAACCATTTGAGTCAGTTCTAGAATTATTCTACGAAACTTCACTACAGGGTAAGGTCGGTGTTTTGAATGAAATAATAAATAGTCAATATTCAGGAATTATAGGTATTGATGGAAATAACTTTGCTTCTTTCCCAGAAAGTCTTGCTCCTGGAAGTCAAATAGGCGGTAGTAATATAATATGGAAAGATGGTTCTGGTGTTAATATAACAAATAATGCTTTGTTTACATCTTCACCTGCTATATTATCAGCTTATAGAGCTAGTGATGTAGGACAAAATAACAATATAGCCAATCAATTTCAATTAGTCTATTCAAATATAGATGCGGAGTACCAATTAAAAACAGCCGCTGGATCATATTTCTGGTACAGTGAAAGTTCAACTAGTAATCCTTCAAATGATGTTTATAATTTAACTTTTCAAACAGTATACGAACCAACTGCTGGAGAAGAATACACTGATAATACAACATACACTGCAACGCTTACCAATGTTCAACCTTCTTTCACTTTACCTGCTAGTTGCCCTCTTACTTTAACAGGAATAACTACAGGAACTACTGCTATTTATAGCTTTGAAGCTGAAAACGGAAGCAATGTTGCAGGTGGAAACGAAGAAAGTCAGTTAATTTTTGAGCTAGATTCAAGCAACGCTCAAGCTATATTAAATGGATTTAGTATAAGTTCTTCAGGTGCTTTAACGGCAAACTCAGGTACTTTGGTTAACGAAAATGTGTATAGCATAATT